CTTCTACCAAGCGAATTGTTTCTGGTGTGAATGGGAGGTCTACTTCAGGTCCTCTTTGTAACCATGGTAGCGCTGATGTAAAGTAGTCTTTTTCCCAACATCTATTTCTTAATGATCTTGCTGCCTGATATGAATTTGTTGAATCCGTGTAATCGTTGGGATCTTGCAAGTTTGCATCAATATAGTAGTCGTTAACTATTTGTTGATAAGCGTATAAGGGTAATAAATTAAAGGTTAAATTTCCCGGGTCTTGGCTAGTTGGTAATCCAAAGTAATCAAGTAGTGAGCCTTCTGGCCTTTGTCCAGCTGCTACGGTTGCCGTTGGCATTGTTGGGGTTGTTGTTCCTTCTCTACCTCCTGTTATGAAGTCTTCCCAAGAAGACCATATAATTCTGTTCGGTACGAAGAAGTAATGTATAAAGCAATTTACTCGATGCATTACTGGTGCTACCAGTGGAGACATTCGAATCATTGCTTCTGTTTTTACTTTTATTTGATCACCCGGTACTACTTCTTGTAGGTAAATAGGGATTAGTTTTCCCATGTTCATGGATAGCTTTTTTTCATGACTAAGGTCGAAGCTTGAGTATTGTGGTTTTCTAAATGAAACCGAATCAAATACTTTTTTATCTTTTTTCATTTTCTTGATTGTTAAATAGTGTTAATTGATTTTTTGGCTGCTCGTTCTCGAACATCGCAATTTGTTTTTGAGGTGAGTAATCTGGCCACTTTGGCCGTGTATCACTCTGGTGTTTTTGTTCTTTCATGCTTGAAATATAATATTTTTTTTGGACTAACGGTGTCAGTCCGCACTAATATATCAAGTAGTGATTAGTGCGAGCCTTTTCGGCTTGTCCTTGTGAGAAGGATTTTATAGTTACAAAATCGGGCTTTTACGGCTTTGCCTTTGCTTTTTGCGCCTTGTTGCTTGTTTTGCCTCATGTTAATTGACTTATGCGTTCTATCGCTGCGCTACGGCCTTATGCGTCTATTTTATTCGGCTTATTAAGCAGTGGGCGCAAAAAAACCCAGTGGTGTCCACTGGGTGCGCCCTTTTTGTTTTTAAGAGTATTTTACAGGCTTTGCCTGTTTTGCTAACGCTCTTTTGCTGCTAATGAAACGCTATGCGTTCTCATTTTGCTTTAAGGATGAAGGAGCTTCTTTTATTTTCTGGTTCATCCATGCGATCATGTTCCAGTGGAACATACAGTATTTTGTGTTTTCGAATTTTTGATTTGTGCATCCTTTCATTTTGCACCTGTTGAATATTTTAAACATAGTTATAGTTTTTGAATTTTAAGATTTGCTTTGTGTTTTACTTTTTCTGCTAGGCCTATATGCCTACGCTCTATTTCTGTTATTGGGTCTTCGATACCCATTGATAATAAGTATTCGAATTCTTTCCAGAATCTTTTTTCTTCCTCGTCCTGCTGACCTACCGATAATACTTTGATTTTGAAGTCTGTAAATAATTTCTTCTTGTAGTATCTGGGAAGTCTTTGCTTGAACCCATTGTTCATGACGTGAAGAAAGTCGTTTTGTGTGTGCCATTTTAAGTTGTTTGTTATGTAGTTGTAACCTATCCCGGGATTCCTTGACATTGTTGTAAACTCGTTTTCCCTTTGATCGTCAAAGTGTCTATGGTTTACGTGATATTTTGTGATGTAGTGAATTGATTTTTCGTTTACATCTCCGATATCAATGTGTCCGTGTGTCCATGTTTGGTCCAGTACGTTTAATAGTTTTGCGCATGGACTAAATAGAATAACATGATAATGAGGGCGATTTGTATTAGTCCCATACTCACCAACGCCATAATAACGAATGCGGGTACTCGTGTATTTAGATTGCTTTTTCCGAATCTTTTTGAACCATTTTTGATAGTCTGTTTTCCGTAACGAGTGTAGTCCGCTATCTGTTTTGGGTACGTTTTCATCATTGTAAGTTAATGTTATGAATTTTGCGCATAGATGTATTTTTAGCTCTTGATTTAGTCTGAATGACCAATCAATACGGCGGTTATGGAGACAAGCTCCACACCTACCGCATGGTACAGTTAACATCATTGTAGCCGCCATTTTGGCGGGGTTCTTTAATGTAACTGGTGAGATACATTTCATCTTTTTATAAACGAATTCCACCTCGTGTGACTGTATAGTATTTGCGAGATTTGTACCGTGGTTTTGACCCTCTTACTGCTCTCATTGATCGTCTTCTTTTGTTTTTTCGATATTTCATGATTTTATCTGTTTGTGAATTTTCTAATTGTATGAGGCATAGATATACCTAATGCCTTTGCGAAATCTTGAAGGACATTTGCACCCATTTTTAACAAGGGTAATTGTCCATGTTTGAAACCGGATCTTAGATATTTGAGATTTTCGTTTGCTATTGCGTTTTGAATTTCTCTTGCTTTAAGATTAAGGTCTGGCATTCTCTGCCGTTTGTACTCCTGTATAGCTTTTGAATTTAGTATGTGAGCTTTGTTTCTTCCCGCTGCAATTTGATAGGGGAAAAGTTGTTGTTCACGTTCTAATCCTAGCGCACGGAGTGCCGTTTGCGTGTCTATTGATCTCTCGTTTGCTCTGGTATTGTCAATCTGAGCCTGTTTTAACTCGAAGTCCTGAAACATGCCAAGCATGTTGAGCTTTTGCACCTGCCTTGGAATATATCTGTATTCTGGCTTTGGTGCATTGTATTGAGGGGTTGCAGTACTTGTATTTCCTGTAACTGATCCTTGACCATATACCAGGGCAGGATTTAAACCTGCTGATTCCAAGCGAGAACGTTGAGCTTTTGGATTGTTATATTCATTGGCTCGTTGCCACATCTCTAGGTTTTTATTAAAGCCGTATTCGGCTAGTTCCTTTTGATGGGCTATTGTACGATCAGTATTGTACTTTGCCATTTGCATGGCTAACTGATTGTTCTTTTTGTTCTGCCTATTATTGAATAAGCCACCTAGCAGAGCTGCTCCGCCTTGGATGGCTGGTGCTAACCAAGCGGGCATATTATTCTGGTTCTGGTGTATCTGATACGGGGTCATCTTGTTTGTCGTTTTCTTCCTGCTCTTGTTTTAGTCGTTCTTGTTCCTCTTTGAATTTATCAATTTGGAGTTGTAACGCTTCAGTTTCGCGGGTTACCTTGTCGACATCTGTTAAGTCTACTATAGGGCGATAATGATCGCCTATTTTATCGAGATCGCCTGCGTCTAGGTAGGTTGGTGGGTGTCTTTGGACATCCATTCCGTTTAGGGCTCTGTTTAGTAGCTCTTTTACTGGTAGGACTTCTCCTACTACAGTTAAGGATTTTTTGTCGATATGTTCGAATTGTTCCTCGTCTGTTGTTTTGTAATTGAAATGTGATCTAAATTTTTTCATGATTATTGTAATTGAGGGTTAGAGAAATAAGGCATTGGTCGTCTTGCTTTTACATCGTTGTATAGTTGTACCCATAGGTGGTCGCTTGTAGTGTCTGCGTATATCCTTGTTGTTGGGTCTGATTCTACGAATGAAGTGTTTAAACTTACTTGTGAGTTGAATATTCTGCCCATGTGCCAGAAATTTAATGTACTTCTAAAATCTCCATGTACTGAATCGAAAGCGTGTTTGTACTCCGCATATCGTTGTTGATATCCGAATATTCCTTCGTTGTAGGTTGCATCTGTAGGGTCAAAGTATATCTCTTTATTTAATACCTCTTGTTCGCCTAGATTTGCAAGTTCTGGCCAGTAGTAATCCATTTTATCCGCTCTTGTGAAATGACGTGGTATGCCTTCTTGGTATGCGGTTCGTGGTAATACTGACATTATACCCATTATGTAACCGTGTTCCTCTGCATAGCATTTAGCCTCGTTTGTTGTTCCTACGCTTATGCCGTGTCCTGACATGTTACCCTGTGGTTCTGTTGCCGTTGCTGAGGTGTTGAGTACTTCAGAGATAACAACTGGTTGTTTTCCGCCTCCAAGGTATTCGGCTCTTTGTAATCGTTTATCAGATGATTTTACTCCGAATTGTGAGAATATAGTTTCTATGTATCGGGCTCC